CTAATTTAAAATTATGGCCTCTACCAGAAAATAGCACAGATATATTAGTCTTTGATTGTTTAACAAGAATAGATGACGCTGATACTCAGGTTAATACAATGGATATACCATTTAGATTTTATCCATGTTTATCAGCAGGTTTAGCTTATTACATTGCTTTAAAACGTGCTCCAGAGCGTGTACAGATGTTAAAAGCAGTATATGAAGAAGAAATGAGGAGAGCGATTGATGAAGATAGAGATCGTGCTTCTTTTCAAATTACACCAAGTTTAGGAAACTATCGTATTGTCTAAATTTGCAACAGGAAAACATGCTTTTGGCATATCAGACCGATCTGGATTTAGGTATCGGTTAAAAGATATGCGTAAAGAATGGAATGGTTTACTTGTTGGTAGAGATGAGTGGGAGGAAAAACATCCTCAATTACAACCACTTAGAGCAGTCCCTGATCCCCAAGCATTAAGAGATCCAAGACCAGAACAAAATTTAGATGAACAAAGAGACATACAATATGGCTATGATCCTGTTGGATTTAGAGACATACCTGGAATTACACCTACAAACAATTTAGTTGCTGAAGGGCAGGTTGGTTCAGTAACTATAAGTTTTTCAGACACAGGAAATGAAACTGTGGTTGTCACAGGGTTGGCAGGCACGAGTGCCGTTGGTAGTGTAACTGTTATAGACGATGCAGCAACTTTTGACAGCACATCAATTACATTAGACTCAACATCACAGACATTTGACGAGGGATAAAAGATGGCAAAACAAACAGTAGGTATTGGTTCATCTGCAAATGACGGATCAGGAGATACTCTTCGCGCAGGCGCGGATAAAATCAATGACAATTTTAATGAAGTGTATGCTGCTCTAGGAAACGGTACAACTCTTACTGATATTATTGATTCAAATGGTCTCTTTGATGTTAGCTCTGGTGCAAATAAAATTGTATTCTATTATGCAGCTTTAAGTGACCTTCCAAGTGCCTCTACATATCATGGCGCTGTAGCCCACGTTCATGCAACTGGAGGTCTATATTTTGCGCACGGTGGTAACTGGATTAGACTAAACGACGAAGTATCTGGGCCTGTAACGACATATGTAGCAGGAACAAGCGGTTCCTCTGCGTATACTTTTACTGGCCCTGGAGCTACAGCGGGTAATAACCCAAACTTTGTTTTTTACTGTGGACACACATATTTAATTGATAACACCGCTAATGTTTCAAGCCATCCTCTTCAAATTAGAACATCAAATGGCGGTTCTGCTTTTACTACAGGTGTCACAGAAAATTATAATTCAACTACAGGGTTGACACAGTTTATTGTACCACATGAACCAAGTGATACATCTCTAGTATATCAATGCACAAATCATAGTGCTATGGTAGGTAACATAACAATAGTGACTACAAATTGAGTATGATATGAGCTTTACATTCGATCAATTAAAAACAGCTATTCAAGACTATACAGAAAATGATGAAACAACTTTCGTCAATAATCTCTCTTTATTTATAAGACAGGCTGAAGAAAGAATATTAAAAAGCGTACAACTTAGTCTGTTTCGCAAAAATGCCACAGCATCTACAACTGCAAGTAACAAATATTTAGCTTGTCCAAGCGATTTTTTAGCACCTTTCTCTCTTAGTCTTGCAGGGACAGATGGAGATAAGTTTTTTATAGATTTTAAAGATCCTAGTTTTTTACAAACTTATACACCAGACTCTACTACTACAGGATCTCCTAAATATTATGCTGTATTTGATGTTGATAATTTTATATTAGCGCCAACTCCAAATACTACGTTTACCGCAGAACTTCATTATTTTTATCGTCCTGCTAGTTTAACAGCAGGAAGTAGTAGTGGAACTACTTGGCTAAGTATAAATGCTGAATTGTCACTGTTATATGGAGCACTTGTTGAAGCTTACATTTTTATGAAAGGTGAACAAGATATGATGGCATATTACGATAAAAGGTTTACAGAATCTTTATCTGGTTTAAAAATGCTTGGAGAAGCAAAAGAAACTACAGATGAATATCGCACAGGAAAAGTTATTAGGGCAAAACAATAATGTTTAAAATAGATATAAGCGTACCAAAAGATGAACCTATTGTTGGAGTTAGAACAACAGACAACAGAGGTTTTACGCCTGAAGAATTAGCGCAGCAATGCGTAGAAAAAGTAATTTCGGTCTCTGACACCGCCCATCCTGGGATAAGAGATCAAGCTCGTGCTTTCTCAAAGCACGTTGAAAAGCTCGTCGAATACTATATGAGACAGGCTATTCGTAGTGACCGCACCACTGTATGCAATGCAATCAAAGATGCAGGTCATCCCCAATTGGCTGAACTTATAAGGAGACTTTGACATGGCCTTTACTGGAAACGCAATGTGCACTTCTTTCAAAAAAGAACTTTTGGAGGGAAAGCACGATTTTACTAATGGGCAAGACGTTTACAAACTTGCTTTGTATACTAACAGTGCTTCTTTTACGGCAGCAACGACGGCGTACACGACCTCTAACGAAGTTTCAGCGTCTGGTTCGTATAGCGCGGGTGGAGGAGCGTTGACAAACGTAACACCTACCACTTCTGGAACAACTGCTTTTACAGATTTTGCAGACAAAACATATACTTCTGCAACAATTACTGCTCGTGGTGCGTTGATTTATAATACGCAAACTGGCGGCGGTTCTGGAACGACAAACTCAGTTGTGGTTTTAGACTTTGGATCAGATAAGTCTTCTACATCTGGCGACTTTCAGATTGTTTTTCCAACGGCTGACGCAACAAACGCGATTATCCGTATAGCGTAAGGTTTTCGCTATGGCGAGCATCAACGGTTGGGGTCGTGGAACATGGAGCGAGGGCGCTTGGGGTGAAGCGGTTCCTGTTCGTGTCGGTCACACTCTCAACGGTTGGGGTGAGTTAACTTGGGGTGAAACCTCTTGGGGTGGTGAAAAATCTACTCTTTCAGCCATGCAGGGTCAGGTTGGCACTGCTGTTGTTCGAGAAGATATATCTGTATCAGTCACGGGATTAGCGGCAACCTCTGGTCTTGGTAGCGTTACAGTACAGGGTAATAACAGTGTTGATCTTACTGGTATACCCGCTACAGGATCTGTTGGTGATGTAAGTCTTGTTACAGAACAAAATGTTCCAGTTACAGGTTTAGAGGGTGAGGGTTTTGTTGGCACTGCTACCGTTATTCAGGGTGGGGGCGTTGTTGTAAACACAACAGGCGTATCTGCAACATCTGCGGTTGGGTCTGGTACAACTATAATTATTGGTGTGAACGTACCGCCCACAGGTATTGCAGCCACAGGTGGTGTAGGTTCTGTTACGATCAGCGAAGGTGTTGGTATTGATGTCACTCCGACAGGTATTGCGGCGACAGGGGAATTAACAGGACCGACTGTTTCAGGAGATGCACCGAATGTAACTGTTACAGGTATTGCAGCTACTGCATCTGTTGGGTCAATTACACTTAATACATTTCAAAGAGTTCCTGTGTTTGCAGGAGACATTACTGCAACAGGTCAAGTTGGTAGTGTAACAATCGTTGCACCATCCTCTGTAACTGTTACAGGTTTAAGCACTAGCGCAACCGTAGGATCTGTGTTAGTTTACGGTAATATAATTCCTGCTCCAGGTACAAGTTGGACAGGTGTTTCTCCAAATCCAGGTAGTACATGGACGGAGGAACAGCCTAATCCAAGCACAACTTGGACAGAAATAGCAGCGTAAAGGTAGGGAAAAATGGCAACCTATACAACAAATGGCGGTATCAAAAAGATTGCGACAGGTGACGAATCTGGAACATGGGGTACGTCAACTAATACAAATTTTGATATCATTGATCGCTTGGCGGTAGGTGTTGGAGATGTAACACTCTCAGGAACAACGCATACATTGACTACATCTGATGGCTCTACATCTGATGGTCAGTACCATGTTCTTGTATTAGGCGGTTCGCCCTCTGGCACAAATACAATTACAATCAGCCCGAATGATACAAAAAGATTGTATCTTGTAAAGAATAACTCAGGTCAGACAGCTACGTTCTCTCAAGGATCTGGTGCTAATGTAAGTGTATCAAACGGCAAGTCTGCAATTATATACGCTGATGGCGCAGGATCTGGCGCAGCGGTAGTGGATCTTACATCTACATTTGCCACCGTCCCTGTTACAGGCGGTTTATTAGCTGCAAATAACTTGTCAGATCTCGGAAGTGCATCAACGGCAAGAACAAATTTAGGAGTTGCGATTGGGTCAAACGTGTTGGCTTATGACGCAAACCTACAGAGTTTTGTAACAGCTCTTACCCTACCTACGTCCGATGGGACAAATGGGCAAGCGTTAGTTACAAATGGCAGTGGCACTATTAGTTTTGGTAGTGCTGGAATTGGAACTGGTAAAGCCATAGCTATGGCTATTGTTTTTGGTTAAAGGAGGCTAAGATATGGCTGCACCGAATATTGTAAATGTAAGCTCAATACTAGGAAAAACCGCAGTGGTTGCATTGAGTTCAACATCACAGACTACACTTCTAAGCAACGCAGCATCGAGTAATGATGTTTTGAAGGTTAACATGATCCAAGTTGCAAACGTAGACGGTACAAACGCCGCTGATATTACAGTGGACGTGCACAGTGCTGCATCTGGTGGTGGCACAGCATACTCGCTTGTTGCTACTGTATCTGTTCCTGCTGATGCATCATTGATTGTGTTGGACAAGAGCACCGCAATATATCTTGAAGAGAATACTTCAATAACGGCAACTGCGGGAGCAGCTAACGATTTAGAAGTAATTGTAAGCTACGAGCAAATCACCGACTAATAGGAGTCGCACATGGCTAGAGGTAGAGGCGGCTTTATAGGTCAAGATGGGCTAAATGCACCAGACAGCCCTACAAGTGTTAGTGCTTCCGCAGGTGATGCACAAGCAGATGTAAGCTTTACAGCGCCCACTGACGTTGGCGGATCTGCAATAACTGGGTATCGTGCGCAGTCAAATACGGGCATAGGTGCTTCTGGTACTTCTTCTCCTATTACAGTCACTGGTTTATCTAACGGCACAAGCTACACATTTAACGTCTGGGCAATCAATGCGTTTGGTTATTCTGCGCCTAGTGATGCGAGTGGGAGTGTTAGTCCTGTTGTGGCTGCATTTGCACTGGTCGCAGGTTTTGGTAGTGGCACTGTAAATATAGATAGATTTAATATCAGCGTTCAAGCAAATGCTGCTGACTTTGGAGATTTAACCGTTGGACGTAATAGTGGTAATGTAACATCATCTGCTACTCGCACGGTTTTTTCTTGTGGTAGAGATGCAAGCACAGTTTTCTACAATACTTTAGATTATGTAAATCCTACTTCAGCAGGCAACGCTACGGACTTTGGAGATGCAGCTTACACTAGACAATTTGGTGCACAATTTGGAAGTTCGACAAGGGGTTTTGTAGCAGGTGCGGAGGGGCCAAGTCAGGGTGCTCCAAAGTATCAAGCATATGACGATATAGATTTTATTACTTTTGCCTCTACAGGAAATGAAACAGATTTTGGAGATCTTACAAATATAGCACAAAAATGTAATGGTTTAAGTAGCACCACTAGGGGTGTAAGATCAGGTGGTTATGATGGCACAGGCGGTGGCTCTGTAGAAAGCAACGTGTTAGATTATGTTACCATGTCTTCAGCAGGTAATGCTACGGACTTTGGAGATATGACCCTAGCAAGAAGAGATCATGGTGCCTGTTCATCAGCAACAAGGGGGCTTAACGCAGGTGGGTTTACAGGATCTGTAAACACAAACTCAATTGATTATATCACTATAGCATCAACAGGTAATGCTACAGACTTTGGAGATTTAAACGATGGAGGTTCAAGCCCTATAAGTGGAATGAATGTTCGTGCAGCGTCTTCTCCAACTGTTGCTTCTTTTATTGATACTGGTAACGCCATACAAACAACGACAATAGCATCCACTGGTAATGCTACAGATTTTGCTGATTTAACTGGAACATCAAGTGATGCTTTTATGATAAACTCAAATGCACATGGAGGGATTGCATAATGCCAAATTATCAAGGTGTATGGTCGCTCACAGTTCAGATGCAGAATGTTTCAGATTGGCCAAATATAGCTAGAATAGAGGGTAATGTCGGTTTATTTGCAGGAGGAGCAGGTCCATTAAACGATATTGAGTTTATAACTATTACTTCAGCAGGAAATGCTACTGACTTTGCTGACATGCATACAGCAAGGGCAAGTTTTGGTGCTTGTTCTGGTTCTGTTTTTGGTGTATTTGCAGGTGGCCCTGAGTTTTCTGGAACTAAAACAGACTCAATGGAAAAGATAGTACTTAATACTAAAGGCAATGGGACAGACTTCGGCAATTTAACTCAAGCGCGTAACCAGTTTACTGGATGTGCAAATGCAACTAGAGGTGTTTTTCCTGGCGGTTCGACACAAACTGGGTCTTTTATTGCGTTAGACTATATAACATTTTCATCATTAGGTGACGCTGTTAATTTTGGTGATCTTCCTAGTTACAGAGTTGGTCACGCTGCTTGTGCTAGCCCTACTCGTGGCGTTTTTGGTGGCGGTAATGAAACTTCTAATGTAATAGAATATTTTACCATAGGATCAGCAGGTAACTCAGCCGATTTTGGTGATTTGACAGTAGGCCGCCATCAACTTACTGCGGCTTCTAGTGACACACGAGGGCTGTTTGCAGGTGGCGAAACATACAATACTATTGATTATATCACTATTGCCTCAACTGGTAACGCCACAGATTTTGGTGACATGACAGAAAGTCGTAGATTAAATGCAGGATGTTCTAATAATACTCGTGGCGTTTTCGGTGGTGGATTAAATACAGATACAATAATGTTTGTAACAATTGCATCTACGGGCAATGCTTCAGATTTTGGTGATTTGTCAAGTAGCAAGTATAATCTTGAATCTGTTTCCAACGCTCACGGAGGACTTCAGTAATGTCGGATAAACGATACGAGGCAAATATAATTAGAACCACGGCTGTCGAGCCTGCTAACAACCTAGAGACAACCTCTGCTCCAGGGGTTTGGTCAATAGACGAAGTTGTAGAGCTACAGAAGAAAAACAAATGGCCTACGGCGGGAAATGTAACAACTGATGTTACAGATGTTTTTTCCACGTTTTTGTATGACGGAAATGCAACCGCCAAATCAATTACTAACGGCATTGACCTTTCTGGCGAAGGTGGGTTGGTTTGGACTAAAGAAAGAGATGATGTTAGAGATCATCAATTATATGATACAGCAAGAGGAGCCGATAAAGCTTTAGAATCAAGTGATACTATTGCTGAACACATTGGAGGGGCAGGAGTTGTTGCTTTTAATTCAAATGGTTTTAATTTAGGCACTGGATCAAGGGCAAATGCAAACAATGCGGAATTTGTTTCTTGGACATTTCGAAAAGCTCCTAAGTTTTTTGATGTTGTAAAATATGATTCAAGCTCTGGTAATGTAACAAATTTTGGTTCAGCAGGAGCTACAGTAAATCATAATCTTGGTTCTGTTCCTGGTATGATTATTGTAAAATGTACAGACACAGCGTCAACAAATTGGAAAGTTTATCATCGTGGTTTAAATGGTGGAACTAATCCAGAACAATATGAAATAGAACTCAATCAAACAGGTGCAGAGGCTAACAGCGCAAATAGTTGGAATGATACAGCCCCTACAAGCACGCAATTTACACTAGGGGCTTCTGGAGATGTAAATAATGGCTCAAGATCTTACGTTGCCTACCTATTCGCACACAACAATAATGACGGTGGGTTTGGGCCAGATCAAGATCAAGATATAATTAAATGTGGGAATTATACTGGGAATGGCTCTAGCACTGGCCCTAGTATTAATCTTGGGTTTGAACCTCAGTTTCTTATGCTTAAAAATGCCTCAACTGCATATAATTGGATTGTTGTGGATGTAATGAGAGGTTTTAGTGCAGGGCCACAAGCTAATACTTTGTTTTGGAATACAAGTGCGGCTGAAGACCCTGCGGGAACTAGAGTTAAACCTACGTCAACTGGATTTGAAATTATAACAAGTAGTAATGATTATAATAAAAGCAGTGACACCTTTGTGTACATGGCAATTCGCAGAGGCCCACTTGCGCAGCCTACCAGTGCGACTAATGTGTTTAATATAACTACATTTGGTCAAGCAGGAGACAGTACAGCTCCTGCCTATAGATCAACTTTTCCAGTAGATATGTATTTTGAAAAAAATAGTGGTTCAACCGCAGATTGGTTTATCTCTTCTCGTTTAACAGGCAACAAGTATATGAAAACCAATACTACTGCTGCTGAAGTAGCCGACAGTAATTTAGATTATGATTATATGAATGGTGTTTATACTTCAACTGGAACTAATGGTGCTTATTATGGATGGATGTGGAAGCGTGCACCTAGTTATTTCGATGTGGTTGCTTACACAGGCACAGGAAGCGCAACAACGGTAAGCCATAACCTTGGTGCAGTGCCTGAGATGATGTGGGTGAAGCAAAGAAATGATGCTGAAGATTGGGCTGTCTATCACTCAGCAGTGGCTAATTCAAAAAGATTAATGTTAAATTCTACAGCAGCAGAAGCTACTGAAGACACTTGGAACAGCACTACACCTACCTCAACCGTATTTAGCGTTGGGGCAAGTCACAAAACAAACAAGTCTTCAGCAACCTACACAGCCTATCTTTTCGCTACCGTTGCAGGTGTATCTAAGGTGGGAAGCTATACTGGGACAGGCTCTGCACAAAATATTGAGTGTGGGTTTAGTTCAGGAGCTAAGTTTGTATTAATTAAAAAAGCAAATGATTCAGGACATTGGCAAGTTTACGATACTTCACGAGGACTTGTTTCTGGAAATGATCCAAGATTGGCTTTAAACCTTTCAAGCGCAGAACTAGGAGGTTATGATTTTATTGACCCTTATAGTGGTGGTTTTGCTGTGACTACTATGAACGACACCAATGAAAACGGTTATACATACATCTTCTACGCAATTGCAACATAAAGGAGTTTAGTTATGGGACTAATAAGAATAAGAGAAACAGGCGAGGTGGTGACGGAAATAACTTTCCGAACCATGCATAAGAAGACCCGACCTACGTTGGAACCAACGCTCACAAAGGAACGCTTAGATGGTTTAGGTGCAGATCCTGTAATGGAAAGTGCTCAAGCTGACACAACACCGCCTTACGAGTATAGTTTTCGTTCTGGTGTGGAGCAGGATTCTGACGGCAACTGGATAACGGTCAACTCTGTTGGGCCAGTGTTTACTGAATACACAGACGAAAATGGTGATGTACAAACGGTTGATGCACAGACCACAGCATATCGCGCTAATGTAGATGCAACAGTCGCCGAAGGCGCAAGAAACACTAGAACAGCACTTCTTGATGAATCTGATTGGACACAGCTTTCCGATACTGCATTGAGCACAGAAAAGAAAGCTGAGTGGGTCACATATCGTCAAGCACTCAGGGATTTGCCAACTGCATCAGGATGGCCTCATACTCACACCATGCCAACAAAGCCTTCATAATGCCCAAAGATACAACACAAGAAGTAGCTTTAACTACGCCCGACATTAACATTCAGCTTCCACAAGCGAAGCCAGAATACAAATCTATGTTGGCAAACATACAGGAGAAAGCTCCTGCAATCGCAAAAGCATCTAGTAACTTCTACAAGTCACATTCGCAGATGATGAGCGTAACGCTCGATGTCACGGCTATTACTCCTATCCGCTCTATCAAGCATAGCTTGGCTGAGATTGAAAAGACCAAAGCAGCCTTGCAAGAGGGCTACTTTAAAATGAAGAAAGAAGAAGTAAAGCTCAAAAAGCTAGAGCGTAAACTTGAGACTGAGACAGATGAGCTAGAACGTGAAATGCTTGAGGTAAAGATAAACGAAAAACAAGCACAGGCGGCAAGCTCTCGTGGCTATGTAGAAGGTGCAGTTAGAAAGCTAAACTTCTTTACCAATCAGTATGAAAATCTGATGAAGAAGATCGGCAAGGATGAGCTTACTGAAGAGGACTACGAGTTAGAAGAAGTTAAGTACCACATTATGACTTGCATGAAGCAAGCATTAAACGCAGCTAGAAGTCGTAATGGTCAGATAGACGAAGGCAATCTTATCTATATTTTTGATTTAGGCATTAATGCAGCGCAAGCACAGGCAGAAGTGTTCTCATATTTGCAGTGGGAAAACGAGATTATTAAACAAGGCAAAGCACCAGAGCATCATCACACAGTGCAGTGGTTAGAGGCTTGTGCAGAAAAGTGGGCGCATTGCCCAACAGACTTTGCAAACAGTCGTGGCTTTGATATCATGGACAGAACATCTTTGACTAACACTCCACAGATAGAGGACAAGACAGATGGCTCATAAAGTAGTAAAGTATAGACTTGAATCAGATGGCACAATACCAACTTGGTTAAAGTTTGGTGTATCACAATCAACAGGTGGTATGTATCCAGTTGCAGATAGTAGCACGGCTAGTCCACAGGATTGGATTATGATTGGCATATCAGACGATGGCGCAGACATATCTGGTGCGATAGAAGAAGTAGCTTCTCAGTCTGATTTACAAACATATCTTGCTGCACAGGCATCAGCGGGTGGTTGGACAGATCCTGCTCCAACAGATGAAGATCCAAATGCAACAACAACTTTTGATGCTGCTGCACATGCAAAACGTGTTTGGGACGATTTGACCGCACTTAACTCTTAGGATGCAAGATGCCACTAACCAAGCTTCAGTTCCGCCCAGGTGTCAATCGAGAGACTACCTCTTACACCAATGAGGGCGGTTGGTTTGACGTAGATAAAGTACGCTTTCGCTTTGGTATGCCTGAAAAGATTGGTGGGTGGGAGAAGTTTAGCACATCATCATATCTTGGCACGGCCCGTGCGATGCACCCTTGGGTGGCATTAGATAATAGCCGACTAATAGGCATAGGCACATCTCTTAAATATTATATAAACCAAGATGGTGGTTCCTTTAACGACATAACACCGATTAGAAGCACCACAGCAGCAGGGGATGTAACTTTTGCTGCTACTAATGGCTCATCGGTAATTACAGTTACAGATACAGCGCACGGTGCAGTGGTAAATGATTTTGTTACATTTAGCGGTGCCGCAAGTCTTGGTGGCAACATTACAGCGGCAGTGCTGAACCAAGAGTACAATATTACTGAAATAATAAATGATAATAGTTATAAAATTTCTGCTCGTGCCGCAGGCACAACCATATCTAGTATAACTGTAAACGGAGCTTTAGTTCCTAGCTTAGTAAACGCAAGTGGATCAGACTCAGGAAACGGTGGCAGTTCTGTGGTGGGAACTTATCAGGTAAGTGTTGGGTTAGACACAACTGCAACAGGTGCAGGTTGGGGCGTTGGCACTTGGGGTAGTGATGGTTGGGGTCTAGCGGCTACCACACCGATTGTTACAAACACCTTGCGTATCTGGTCACATGATAACTTTGGTGAGGATCTGCTTATCAACGTGCGTAACGGCGGCATATATTATTGGGATAAAACAGGTGGTTTTGCCACAAGAGCGGTAAATCTTAGCTCTTTGTCAGGATCTACAAGCGCACCGACTATAGCTAAACAAATTCTTGTTTCTGACAGAGACAGACATATAATTGCTTTTGGTTGTGACACAGAAGCAAACCCTGGAGTTCAGGATCCATTAGCTATACGTTTTTCATCTCAAGAATCTTTGACTGATTGGGCAACAACAGCAGCAAACACTGCGGGTGAATTAAGACTTGGATCTGGTTCTGAAATAGTTAGTGCAGTTGAAACAAGACAGCAGATACTCGTGTACACGGACGAATCTCTTTACGCTATGCAGTTCTTAGGCCCACCGTTTACCTTTGGGGTCAATCTTGTGTCAGAAAACATTACAACTATGGGGCCGCTTTCCGCAGTTGCCGTAGAAGACAATGTGTTCTGGATGGGTCTAAAAGAGTTCTACGTTTACGGCGGTACAGTACAAAGATTGCCTTGTTCTGTAAGAGACTTTGTATTTGATGATTTTAATCTTTTACAACGTGAAAAAATTGTAGCTGCAACAAATACGGCTTTTTCTGAAATATGGTGGTTTTATCCTTCTGCATCTAGCGACAATAATGATAGATATGTAGTTTATAATTATGAACAAAAGGTTTGGTATTATGGTTCACTTGCAAGAAGCTTTTGGATGGATCGTGGAATCTTCGATAACCCTATTGCAGCAGGGCCAAATAACTATCTCTACACTCAAGAGTCTGGATTTGATGATGATGGGTCAGCACTTACTGCTTATATTGAATCAAGCCAACTTGACATAGGAGATGGAGAGCAGTTTTCATTTATCCGCAGAATGATTCCAGATTTAACATTTAGAGGGTCTACCGCAGATAGTCCATCTGCAAACATAACTGTAAAAACAAGAAATTTCCCTGGAGGCAATTATCTACAGTCAACGTCAAGTGCTGTAACAAAATCAGCATCTGTGCCTGTCGAGCAGTTTACAGATCAGGTTAATTTAAGGTTGCGTGGACGTAGTTTTGCGGTACGAATTGAGTCTACAGCGACAGGCGTAGGTTGGAGATTAGGCTCTCCAAGACTTGATGTACGGCCTGATGGGAGGCGTTAGTGTCCCGAAACTTAATTTTACCTTTTTTTGCTGTGCCTCCAACACAATACGATCAACAATATTTTGCAAATTTAACGCGAAGTTTTGCCATATATATGGAGCAACAACAAAACCCAGGAGAAGAAAGAGCAACAAAACTTACATTAACTGATCTACAAACAGATGATTCTGGTCTTGAAGTTGGTGCTTTGTTCCAGCAAGATGGATTTGTAAAAATAACCCGAACAAATGTTCCTCATGTTCGTGGTTCTAGTGCAACAGGATCTGTGGGGACGGTAACGGTGACAACAACATGAGTGATGATACTATTCTTATCATGTCTAATGGCTCTAAATGGAAGCCATCTACGAGCCAAGACTTAATTCATTGTGCTTCTTGTAATAATGCAGTTGATACTCCCGAAGAAATTGCATCATATCCAGACGGTAATTGTCCTCAATGTGGCAATATTTGGACAGGATCTGAATCAAAAGGGGTTCGTATTTTCGCAACTGCACCAGAGGCTATATCAGGAGAAGCCTGATATGGACCCTGTATCTTGCGTTGCTTTAGCTACAGGGGCGTACAAAACGATACGTGCAGCTATTTCTACGGGCAAGGATTTACAAGACATGACAGGAACTTTGTCTCAGTGGGGCAAAGCTTTTTCTGATTTCTCTAATCTTGAAGAGCGTGAAAAAAATCCACCTTTTTGGAAGAAAACATTTAAAGGATCTGATGAAGAAACTGCTTTAGAGATATTTGCTCAAAAGAAAAAGATGGAGCAAATGAGAGCTGAGATAAAAGATCATATATCTTGGACATATGGGCCTAGTGCTTGGAAAGAGGTTTTGCAAATAGAAGCAGATATGCGCCGAAGGCGAAAGCAAGAGGCATATCGAAAGCAAGAACAGATAGATAACCTTATAAACTTTGCAATTGGAGCAGTTATTTTTGTGTTGAGCGGCGGTATTTTGTTTATTGCGTTTTATTTTTTAGGGAAATGGCAAGGGAGATGGTGATGAAATTAGTTTTAGGTATTTTATTTTTAATGTTTGTAGCGGCATTTCCGTTTGTTTATATGATTGTTGCGAGTATTTAAATGTGGGTTTTACTCTGGTTACAGGTAGTTAGTGGTAGTTTTGACCACTACCATGTGGGTAGTTATTCTAGTGAAGAAGCTTGCAAAGAAGCACAAAAGGAAGCAAAGGTTCTTGT